AAAGGCAAGGTAAAAGACCAATCTAGTCACTGGAAACACCCAGACGTCCCAGTAACCAGATTAAACTATGTAAAGGCGGCACAATGAACGAAGATCAAGAATTTATAGACTACGAAACTTTTGCCAACCGTTTGGAAAAATCGTATCCAAAGATGTATGGCGGCATGTATGGCGGAATTGCCGTAGGTAAAGGTTGGTGGCCAATCATTGAGAGCTTGAGTGCTAATATTCAGCAACACATCGAATGGGTTAATACTACTCGAGATAATTTGCTAGTTGCAAACCCTTACAATCACACTATCCCTGATGAATGCCCGCAGGTAGTTGTAGAACAAGTTAAAGAAAAGTTTGGCGGGCTACGCTTCTACTACCAAGGCGGTGATGAACAGATTCACGGAATGGTTCGTATGGCCGAAGCATGGGCGGGTATGGCCTGTGAAGAGTGCGGCGCACCGGGTAAGCGTAGGGGCGGTGGTTGGGTTAGAACATTGTGCGATCTGCATGAACAAGAACGTAATGAACGAATTGAAGAACAATCAAGAAAGGATGGCTTAGAGCTATGATTACACTTAAAGATTATTTAGAAGCTGTTGATTTTAAAATTACCGGCGGTAGTGAATACCAATGGAAATGTTTTGGTGAGAATGCTCGCTACTTGGATTGTGATAGCCCAGAGTTGAATGTATACAACGTGTCATGTGTATTTGATAGTGTGGACCAAACTGTCTACACAGTTGAAGCCTGGGACTATGCTAACGACCGTGTATATCGCTGGATCCATCCTGCTTACATTAAGAAGCATATGAAGGCTTGCGCCAAGCATGACGTTGATGTTTACTCAGCTTGCGACAGCATGAACTATACCGATTTGGATGTAGCAGAAGACATTTTGGAAAAAGCTCGTGCTATTGTATTACAAAAGCCATACGACACTCGTGTAATGGTTCCGGTTGACTTTACCGACGAAGATCTGTTACAATACATGAAACTAGCGCACAGTATGGATATTACATTCAATGAGCTAGTAGAGCAGGCTTTGAGAGAAGCTATCGATAAAGTTGAATCGGGGCAGTTGACTAAAGAAGACGCCCAGAAATGGTTAGAGGACCGTGATGAAGATTAAATTGGTGTCGGATCTCCATTTGGAATTTTCCGATATTAACATTAACAACAATGAGGGCGCTGACGTGCTTATCCTTGGTGGTGACATTATGATTGCCCAGGATCTGCACGACCATATGGAAATCCCTAGTATGGGCATGTATTCGATGCCCGGTGAGCTTGCAGGCTTAGGTCGCCGGCAGGCCGCTGTTCAACGCTACAGAGATTTTCTAAAGCGTTGCTCGTTCCAGTTCCCACACGTTATCTACATTGCTGGCAATCACGAGTTTTACAACGGCAAGTTCTATGCAGGTATTGATTACCTACGTGATGAGTGCGCTAAGTTTCCCAATGTCTACTTCTTAGAGTGTGACACTAAGACTATTGATGACGTAACTTTTATCGGTGGCACGTTGTGGACTGACATGAACAAGGCTGATCCTTTGACTATGCATGCCATTGAAGGTATGATGAACGACTTCCGTATCATCCGCAACGATCAAAGAAACTTTGCCAAGATGAGCGCACAGGATGTTGTCGTGCGCCATCGTAAGACCTTGCAATACTTTAGAAGTGTGCTAGCCGAACAACACGACAAGAAGTTTGTTGTTGTTGGACATCATAGCCCTAGCTTCCAAAGTGTGCATGAGTCATACAAGCATGAAACACTTATGAACGGTGGCTACCATAGTGACTTGAGTGAGTTCATTCTGGATCATCCACAGATCAAACTGTGGACACATGGACACACCCATCATCCGTTTGACTACATGATCGGTGAGACAAGAATTGTATGTAACCCACGTGGTTACGAAAATGACGGTTACAGTGAAGAAACAGGCTGGAACCCAAACTTAATTTTGGAGGTTTAATATGATAGGTGAAAATGTAGAGTTCGTCGAAGACGAAAAAGTTAGTGTTAGATCAGTTCCTGATATGCTTAGAGCTACTGGACTTAATACGGCAGAGTTTATGCAACAAGTTGCCGCTCATGTTGAGTTTCTAGAAATGGAAGTTACACGTTTGCAAGATCGTGTAACTCAATTAGAGGGCGAACATGCTAGTAAGTAACTTTACCGAAAAGGATATGGCTCGCTTCAAGCCGTGGCTTAGAAGTATGTTAGCCATGGGAGAAGTTACTGTGACTTTTACAAAGAAGGATGGGACTGAACGAGTTATGCTTTGCACAACCAGTTCAGATCTTGTTCCACAAGAACTTATTGTAGAAGATGCTGTTCCAAAACGTGAAAAGAAAGTAAACGAGGATGTTATGCCTGTTTACGATCTAGAATCCAAACACTGGAAAAGTTTCCGCTGGGATAGCATTAAAAATGTAACAATTACCATCGGAGAAGAATTTGAGCACGATAACGAGACACAGTGAAACCTGCACTGTTATCCAAGAGGCTACTAAACGAAAAGTAGAAGCAACAGTTATGGCATTCAATGAAGGCCGCAACCTTACTGTTATAATGAACAAGAGTGTGAAACTTTTAATGAATTGGAACGGTCGGGTATACGAAGGTAGAATGGCAGGAATGGACTTTATCAGTAATGGACCCAACATCAGTAGAATCCAAACTGCCGGAAGAGGGTGAGTCCACTTTTATTGTTCGCTGGTCGGATGATAATTTAGACTGGGTAGTAGATGTATCGGGTTACGATAAACGAACCTTTTGGGAAGTCCTAAAAGGTAATGAGCCAAACAGCTTGATTTCTGGGTTCAGAAATGCTATAATAAATGCACAAAACAAAAAACCGTTTGAAGTCTATTCAATATCAGTTGACGGCGTAACTGCAAAAGAGTTTGCCAAACTGTTTAAAGATGATCCTGCAAACGCAAAGATACTAATTAGAGATCGTGGTCGAGAACTTTACTCACTAAAGGAATAATATGAAAATTGGTTTGAGTTACAGCCGTTGCGTAAGAGACATTATTGATGGTAAAGTTGACATTGCTGATGTCTTGCTGGTTATTGCCCGAACAGACTTTGACCCTCGTAATGACGAACAATGGCAAAATATCTGGCAAGGTTATCGCAGTCCATATGGCATGAGTAATCCAGAATGGTATGACTACGAGGATGAGGACGAAGACAAGTTCCGTAGTGTCAGCATTGAACTTTGGGAATCCGGTAAGTTGCACCAGCCACGTCAATTTGGGGCACATCCTAGACGTTTGCCATACATTTGGGTAGAGACTATTCTCCCAAGTGAAGAACTAGATTCTAACCCTACACTTAAACTGGCTTGGGACAAGTTTCAGACACTTGCCCAATTAACTTCAACGGAACTGTTAGAAAGACACGGATGAAACTCGCCTTAGTTGTGCTAGCCTTAGTGTTAGCAGGATGTAGTGATCGCGGAGAATATACTCCAAAGGTAATGACTTATCAACAACTAGTGGATTACCCAGTTAGTTGTGATCTTGCCGATCAACAGCTTGCCGAACTTGAGCGTGTCCAAACTCTGAAAGGGTTTGACCCAGATCCCGATCGTCTCAGTGAAGAAGATCGAGTATTCAATAGCCGCTTGAAGGCTACAATTTGGTGGTATGCTTATAGGTGCGAAAAATGAAAAAGTATCTTTCTATCCTAGTCCTACTTGTAAGTGCTTCTGTGTTTGCAGAGTGTAGACAAACATCTGCATCAATTGAACGCGAAGGTATTGTTGCCAATGAAACCGTTACAGTATGTAAGGAAGGTGTTGGCGAATTTCCTAAGATCAAAAAGGGCGATGTTATTCTGGAAACTGAAGTAAACAAGACTAGGGCAAATGTCGGATACTTCATGCACCGAAATACCCGTTGCAGACTGTTTATGGAAAACCAAAACTTTAATGGTAAGTTACGAGTTTATAACGGAGTTATTTGCCAAATTGACGGCAGTGATACAAATTGGCTAGTGGTGGACAAATGGTAAGCCAAACGGTTTGACTACTAAGCATAATGAACTTATAATATACACATGTTCAACACATATTGAGGCACACAATGAAGGCATTTATTTTAGGCACTGTATTTGGTATTGCTGTTGCTACCGTTGGTTTCTCCGGCGTGGTCACTGGCATTGCTAAGATCATGGACAAGGGCGTAGATACAGTTAAAACACAATCAGTGGAGCTGTCAAAATGAAAACAGTATTTGCATTAATTTTGGTTACTATGTTAACTGCATGTTCAACCGTTTCAGGTGTAGGCAAAGACATTTCGTCAGCCGCTGAATGGACTAAGGAAAAAATGAAATGAAAAAGACTCTATTGCTAATCCCCGTTGTCGCTATGCTCGTCGCTTGCGGATCTACAGACCCTTATACTAAACGTGCCGATGCCGAACGTGAACGTCAAGAACGTTATACTGAGCGTGTTATTGATAAGGCACCTAAATGGATGCTAGAAGTCCCAACTAGTAAGAGTGCAGTTTATTCTGCAGGCACTGGTTCTGCTAGCGACTACTCAATGGCATTTAAAATTGCACGACAAGATGCTTATGACAAGGTGTGTATGACTGCTGGCGGAACTGCTAGCCAGCGCACAAAGACTTACAAAACAGAATCAACTACTCTGAGCGAATCTGTGTCACGCTCCTCATGCAAGGAAGTTGACATCACCGGTGTAGAAGTTGCTGAAAAGAAAATCATCACAGAAGGTGCCAAGTATCGTGCCTATGTGTTGCTAGCCCTGCCAACTGGCGATGCTAACGTGTTGCGTCGAGCAAAAGAAAATCAAAGGGTTCAAGAGTTGGCCGCAAAGCGTTCAACCGAAGCCTTTAAAGAACTTGAGTAATGAAAGTATTACGATTAACTAAGGCATTCTCAATCTGGGTTGTTAAGGCCCTTTTTGAGAAGCTCGCTACAGTAAACTACGAATTCAAAAAAGACTTGAGACGCCACAGTGCAATGACTATCATGTTGTGGGTGCTCTTAAGTATCTTCTGGACAGCCGGTGTCGGTTTTACTTGTATATCGTTCTTTGAATCAAAAGTAGGCTTTACAATCGGATGGGTTTCTGCTATACTATATCTAGTGTATGCAATTTTTAGCAATCTATACACACTCTTCAAACAAGAACGCAGAGAACTGTTTGAAACAATTAAAAACTCTCAAGGAACATAATGACAAGACTAATCCCGACAGTAATCGAATCAGAACCAAAAGGTGAACGGGCCTACGACATTTATAGTCGTTTGCTCAAAGACCGTATTGTAATGCTAGATACGGATGTTAACGAGCATACTTCTAGTGTGATTGTTGCACAGTTGCTCTTCTTGGAGAGTCAAGGTAATGAAGACATTACTTTCTTTATCAATAGCCCTGGTGGCTCCGTTACTGCTGGCCTTGCTATTTACGATACCATGCAGTTCATCAAACCAGATGTTGCTACCTACGTCCTCGGACAGGCTTGCTCAATGGGTTCATTCCTTGCTCAAGCCGGCACCGCAGGTAAGCGGTTTGTTCTGCCCGAATCACGCACAATGATTCACCGTGTTAGTTCTGGAACTCCGGGCACACGCGGTAGCGTTCATGTGCAGGATTTGCAGTTTGAAGATGCAAAGCGTAGTTTTGAAGAATCAGTTCGTATTAACAAGCGTCTAACAGAGCTTTATGTGCGGCATAATACTGCGGGCAAGACCTACGAAGAGCTGTTCGAAACTATGAAATTTGACACATTTTTGAGTGCGGATGAAGCTGTAGCCTACGGTTTAGCAGATAAAGTGATCACAAAACGCCCATAATTTGTTTCTACACTGGGCTACTAAATACAATTAGCCCAATGGGAGATCATCGTGCGTAAAGATTTTAACTGGAGTCTTTTAACCCGCAATAACCTATACAGCATGTTATACAATGCTGGTAGAGAACTTGTTGGTAAAAAGCTACCAGTTAAAGATATCCAAAAGATAATAAGTGCGCAGATTAAAGAACACCTTCCCGTTAAGGTAGTTCGTAAGCAAAACGATCCTACACAAAAACCCGGCCTGATTTATATGGGCGGCACCTATTACAGCGAATTTGATAAGTTAGGCTATACCCGATTCATCGAAGTTGTTTTATGTTATCATCCAAATGATGAAAAGCTAAAGCTAACAGAATATCGTTGGGCTAGATTATGTGCGTTATTTGCAGATACTATTCTGCACGAAGTTATCCATATGCGCCAATACCGCAGTAGAAACTTCAAGGCTATTCCGGGCTACGAAAGCACCGCCTACTATCACAAGCAAAGAGTTAATCAAGAATACTACGGCGACCGTGATGAAATGGGTGCGTTCAGTTTCAACATTGCCTGCGACATGATTGACCGTTTTGGCAACGATCGAAAGACTATCCTAAAATATATGGATAGTATGCAGTCCAAAAAGCATAAGAAAACTACTTACCACAGATATTTGGCTGCATTTGATTGGAATCATAATCATCCAAAAGTTCGCCAAATGAAGAAAAAGATAGCCCATCAATTGGACTACGCAGAAGTAGGCAAGCCATTTAAGACTACAAACTTCTTGACATACTGATAATTAGACTGTATAATATCAACATACAGTTAATTAATGGAGTCTAAAGTGAGCGATCCCTGCCAGTATGTAATTTCCACTCTAGAAGATCATTCTAGTCGTTTGGACAAAGAAGCTATCATTTTGGCGCAGGCCGAAGCCGGCAACAATGAATTCTTCGAGGGGTTGAACCTAGCCTACAACGCAATGGTCACTTTTGGGCTTAAACAAATTCCGGAGAAAACAGATGAAGATGGGCCTGGGCTATCTTGGGATAGCTTTACTCTCGCTATTACTGGCTTTGTTAATCGCAATGTCACCGGTAATTCAGCACGTGACATGATTCAAGCGATGATGAAGTCTGCCACTAAATCACAGTGGAATAGATG